CTCACATTTTTGTGAAGATGAGTCAACGGAAGATAACCATCCTTGATGAGGCAGGTTATGAAGAAGTTGTTAAATACAAGTGGGACGAGGACGGAAGCGAAGGTTTCTCTGAAACTCTTGCCAACTTCCAAGCAACAGTCCCTAGAGATCTACTTACAATCACACCATGAGCACTATTATTACTCTCACACAAGATGAGATTGAAAGTAACTTTGACTTTGCGTTGAAACTTTGCGAAAAGGGTCACACGATCAAAGTTATTACGAAAGATGAAAAAGCAGTTTTGCTGACCCCAGTTATGGGTTACACTCAACTTCCAGATGATGTAAACATCCCAGACGCTGAGGAATTTGTCCCAGACCCTGCTGCTGTCGGAGTATATGTAGCAGAGTCCATGAGAGAAATGACGAAGGATTTTTAAATGTTACAGGTCAAGGTAAGCGAAAACTATTGTTATCTAGAATTACCTGATCAAGGACGTCAAATCGTCAAGTGTTATAAAATCAATGGTATGCCCTATACCTTTGATGAGTTGCCAGAATTTATGCAACAAGACGAAGAGATCATTCTAGATGCAGAGACATCCTCAGAATACACAATGGAAGACTTATTCAAGTATTCCTGTTATCTTTGTGAGGAGGAATGTCACCCATTGATGTGGGATCTGGAAGGGTATGTTGTTAACTTTGAGGAGGTGCCCGATGCTTGAGATTCTATTAGCAGCGAGCATGACATATAAAATGCCTGATGCGTCCTTTGCA